ATGGTTAAGTCCTCAGTTGCCATTAGTTTGGCAAGTTGGTCTTTTTGATTTCTTATTTGATTTGTCATATTTTATTTGTTTCCCGATTCAGACTATAGTATACCAAAAAGTGAGACCCATTGTCAAGTTTATCTTTTGAGGTCAACGAACTTTCGTCTTGATTTGGAGAATTGTTTCATAGGAGACTTGAAGATTATCTCTTCTTTAGTTCCTGTCTTGATGTAACCGACTAACTGCATTGCCTTGTTGACAATGTAAGTGTGGTTCTTGCAGGGGTATTCACCCCAATCTGTAATCTCTTTTAAGTAAGTTAATTCCATTATGCAGCGACCTTTAAGTAGGTAGTGTATGATTCGTAACAACCACTTGTTCCGATTGCAGAGTTGTCACATCCTCTTCCGTCTGTCCACATTTCTAACTCGATGTTATCATATGAAGTTGAAGGGATTAACACTTTAGGATATTTTTGTTTAAGGTTCCAATCATACTCGTGGTTGATTGATGTAACCTTGACGACTAGATGGTCATCATGAATTTCTTTGAGGTAACCCATATAGTAGTCACCATTTTGTTTCCACTGTACTTGTTCGTACTCTTCTAACCACTCATCCCACATTATGACTGACTCCTTAAAAGTGCAGCTGCATATTCCGTCATGGAAACACCCTCAGCACCAGTATATTTTGACATCAGTTTGATGTTTTCTTCGTTCAGTTTTGAACAGATTTCTTGAATAGTCATATTTTCCTCTTGATTTTTCATTATATACATAGTATAACAAAAAGTGAGGGTCACTGTCAAGTTTTATTTTGGGGAATTGGGAATTAATTGGTACACCCTAGTGGATTCGAACCACTGACCTACGGCTTAGAAGGCCGTTGCTCTATCCAGCTGAGCTAAGGGTGCATTTCCAATTAATATGGTCTAGAGTCGTCTTGCTTTCTTAGGTCGAAATGATCTGAATTTTGATCACGGGTTCTGTTGTCCGTAAGGATTCTATCGGGATTCGTGCTGAACCACATTGCAATAGTATGTCGTGGAGACCTTCTAATAGGATTGACCCCATGTTCAAGGTATATACCTTGGAATAAGACCCCTTCACGGGCCTTAGGGTAGTGTGTGTAACGTTCTGTGGGGAAGAAGGTCTCTCCACCTTCAAAGTCATCGTTTAGGTATAAGATTAGAGTCCATTCCCTGCTAGGGGTATCCTCTACTAAGTCGTGTTTTTGTTCTTGGGTTGAATAAGTATCTAAATGGGGGGTTTGGAATCCACCGATTGGCCACTCATTTAGAGATATCATTTCGGGATACACTACTTGATCTGTAATTTTACGAATGTCACCAACACACTGATACGAAATCCTGTTGATGATGTCTCTCACCCACTGGGTGTGTATGTGTATGTAATCTATCCCACGGTAATCACTACCGTCTCCGATACTACGTTTGTGGTGGTGCGTCTTGTGGTAGTGTACTAGTGCCTGTTGTTCCTGCTGACTCACGAGGTTCGGAATCTTTTGCAGATTGGACGGACTGGATGTACTTTGCGACGGCTGCTCTTTTTTCATATTCTAATCGTTTCGCTTTTTCTTTTGGTCGTGACTTTAATGCACGATCTAGTTTCAATTTGGAAGCACGTTGTAAAAACACGATTCCGTTTAAATGATCAATTTCATGTTGAGCACATCTTGCTCCAATATTTTCTAACATGAGAAAATGTTCTTCTCCGTCCGAATCTTGGTACTTCATTTCAACGACTCGTGATCGTTTTATCATGAGGTATATATCGGGGAAAGATAGACACCCTTCTTTGAGTAAGTCTGTCTCTTGTGATACTTTAGTAATTTCGGGATTGAAGAAACATTGGATTCCTGCATCTGCAGTTCTCATTACAAAACATCTAACATCTAACCCTACTTGATTTGCACTTAGACCGAGACCACCAAATTTGGTCATTGCCTCTGCAAGTTTTACTTCAACATCTTTTGGGTCGTGTGATGGGTTTTCGAAATCTAACACCAATGGTGGTGTTCTTAAGACCTTTGAGGCCTCTTGAATTAATTCATACATAATTTAAAGGGGAAATTTCCCACCGCTGGTGATTGTAACTGTTTTTATTTTAAGATTAAAGAAGTTTAAAACTGCTAACCACATCTTTTTACCCTGTGTTGCAATCCAAGTAAACACGCTTTTGATTCTGTTGGTGATTGCCTTGAGGAGCCTTGTAGCAGCTGATGATACTTTTCTAGAAATTGTTCTCAATATTGCCCACTCGTCTAGGTGTTGTAGTTCTTCGGTTAGTAAACCTTCTTTACTTAACTCTTCCATTATTATACCCCGAAAAGACATATCTTCATAGTGGTTTTCGTTCTTCAATAATTTAGATGTCTTGATTTTGCTACTTCTTACTGCAAGGTATGGTCGGGAATTTCCACCACCTGTTTTGAACGATACATAAAAATCGTTACCTGCAGCGAGTTTGTTACCTGCGTTCGAGGGTGAATCCAGTACTAGTGTATCTTCTAGTGTACCAGTATCCTTAAAAGTTGCCATAATGTCTGCAATAGCATCGGGACTCGTTGAAAATTTGGTTGTGCCTGTTGCAGCTTCCCAACAGAAAAACTTCTTCATCTCTGCACTACCGTTAAACATATTCTGCATTGCTTCTGTAAGGTAGTCTGCATTTACCTGTCCTTGGGCCACATCGGCTATTCTAGCAAGTTGATCTTTGGACAAAGTTTTGGGGTCTTGCTTTGCCAGTGCATTGACTGCCGTAATAGTCCCCTTCTCTTGCATGGCTATCATTTTCCCCTCGATATCTGAAAGAAGAGCTGTAACAACTTTTTTACCTGCTGGACTTTCTGTAAACATACTCATTGCAGCTTGAACAGTTGCAATAGTTTCATTTTTTCCTGCTGATAATAGCTGAGAACCACCTGCTTTTTTAAGTGAAATATTGTGACGATTTGTTGTATCGATGAGGTCGGTTTTAGGTGTTTCATTTTTTGCACCAGCATCTTTCCATTCTTGACTACGAGGACGAGTCGAACCACCGAGTTGTTCTAGTTTATCCACCTTCAATTTCTTAATGAAATCTGCACCTAATAATAGTGCTTGGCGTTCCCAATCACCCCAAAACTTTTGAGCTCTATCCCATTCAGCACCAGTGTTATACTCATGGCCGTTGATTTTGTTTACTGCGACGGCAATAACTGCTTCCCAGTCTTCCCCTGAAGGATTTGAACCATCGACAGTAGATAGACCATTGGCTATTTTGTCAATATTACCTATTGTAACACCTAGAGCCTGTTTAATCAAACCACTACCACCGAAATGTTTAATATCCTTTTCGTCATCGGCAGCTAACAAATCTTTCTTAAGTTGTTTCCATACTGTGACATCTTTGATAAGGATAGAGGCCCCACCAATTGCTACTAATTCTCCAGCTTCAGCTTTAGTGATGAAATTGTCGATATTTTTGCGTTTAAAAAAGTCACCAAGTGAGGCTTTACCTTCAAAGAGGTTCATCTCTAGGTCAACCTTTTCTGTGATGTTGTGAACTCTATTCCCAATTTTCACGGAAAGGTCAATCTCGTTGTTTGCGATTTGGTTAAATGTTTTCATAATACTATTTATCTATTCTGCAACCCTTGAGAAGTTTTTATGTTTCTCAAATCGGATAACATTGTTAAATTTGTCATAGAGTGCCTCACCCTTGTGACTAATTATAAAACAGTTGGTCTTCTCAGTTAGGGTATTAAGTAACTTTAAGAAGTCATCTGTACCGTTTGTGTCTAAAGACGAGTCGAACACTTCATCTAAAATCAATAGGTTAGTGTTCACACTGTTCTTCATTCTTGCAATAGTTCTCCAAGTAAACAGAAGGGCAAGGTCAATCCTCATCTTCTCTCCTTGGGAGAAATTGTCGTACTTGAATACATCTCGGAATCTCGACTTAATAGTCTCTTCAAAAGATTCGTCTAATTCAAACCCAACAAAGAACTCTAGGGATGCAAGGTATTTATTAATCATGTTGTTCATGACTGGGACATACTGTTTGATGATCTTTTGCTTGACACCTTGATCTCTAAGTAGTGTCTGTGCAATGTCGAAATAGTGACCTTGTTGAATAAGAGACTCTTTTTTAGAGTGTAATATGTCTACCTTCTCTTCGTTGTCATCAATCATCTCTTGTGCATTGTTATTAACCGTGGCTTCCGTCTTTAGGTCTTCAATCTCTTTCTGAAGTTTGCCGATGTACTTTTGGTTTGAAACAATTTCTGATTGGATAACTGATATTTGTCTTTGAAGAGAATCTACTCCTTCTTGTATTCTTCTAATCTCCTCCATTCTATTGGTGGAATCTTCGATTGTTCTGGCGATTTGCTCAAGTGCAAGTGCCAACTCTTCCTTCTTTGCCTGTTTCTCTGCAACGTGAGTTTCTTTGTGTTCCTCATCTAAATCCTGCTTACAGGTTGGACAATTATCATTTGACTCATAAAATTCAATCTCCTTAATAATGCGTTGTCGTTTAGTTTCCAGTGTTTTGGAAATATCCATTGCTTGTTTAAGTCGGTCACCTTGTGGGTCTCTATCGGAAATAGAGTGTGTCTTCTCTCCGATAACGGTAGTCTTCTCGTCTACCTTTCCTAAAAGGTCTTCAATATTCGTGTTGGTTTCGTTGATGGTTGTTTCAAACTTACCAATCTTTTTATCTCGATTCTCACGTAATGCTTCTAGTTGTGAGGTCAATCCTTGAATTCGTTCTTCCATGATATTTATCTCATGGCCGTTCTCTCGAATCTCAATTGTGTGATTAGATACTCTTTTTCTCAGAATATCACTCATCGTACTAAAGATACTAATGTCTAATAAGTCTTCAACAAGTCCTCGTCTCTCCTTTGCTTTTAACTGCATAAAGGGAACGAAGTTTGCACTACCTAGAATTGCAACTTGAGTAAATGATCTGTAAGACATCTTGAGGATGTTCTTCTCCAAGTGTTCTTGATAGTCTCTTACTGTTGCGTCTTGGTTAACGAACACACCATCTACATGTATCTCAAATCTGTTTGGTTTTGCACCACGAAGGACTTTGTATTCTCGTCTTCCGATATTGAATTCAACTTCCACTAATAGATTTTTTTCATTAACACTATTAATAAGTAGTTCTTTCTTGAGGTTTCTGAAACCACGACCATATAATCCAAAACACATTGCATCCAATAGTGTAGATTTACCAGCACCGTTCTCACCTAAGATAAGGGTAGTTTGATGTGAGTCTAGTTGTATTTCAGTAAAGTTGTTACCCGATGAAAGTAAGTTCTTCCACCGTACTTGTTTAAAGTTAATCATAAGTAGTTGTGCTGATCTAAAGCTTCATTGTATAATGAAGTCATCAATTCGTTAAGGGGTTTTTTCTTTCCTTGTATCTCTAAACCGTCAACATATTTCCCTAGTATTGTTAGGGTGTCTTCGATGTCTTCGATATCATCGTCACCAAAGAAGTCCATATGTTTATTATCATCGACCACTTGTAAGTGTAACGGATTTTGTCCGTGTACTTTATCAAGGAATGTGTCGAACCAATATGGATTGTCTTTGTTAATAACGATGAGCTTGATAAACTTTCCTTTGACATTTGAGAAGTCCATCTCGTTAATGTCTTCAAACTTTTCGAACTTAGTGTCGTCATAGAAGACTTTCTCGAACATCGTGATCGGATTTAGAACAGGTAGTATCTCCAAAGTTTCTGTATCGAAGATGTGGAAGTACTTATTGTCATTATAGTCTGACCAAGTGAACTGTAATTGAGAACCTAAGTATCTGACATTGCCTACTTCAGATTTGTGATGGAAGTGTCCACTCAACACTTGTTCAAATCTTTTTAGGTATGTGTGATCTAGTCCATGTGGACAATTGAATCCAGGCTGCATCAATGCACCTTCAATCTCAAAGTGTCCGAAACAATGTGTACTAGGAGCAGATAGTAAGAACTCAACTGAGTCTGCATAGTTCTCGGGATTAATCCACGGTACTAGTGCAATCTTAAATCCATCGTACTCTTTTGTAATTGGTTCTTGTATCACATTGATGTTACTCTCATTGAACAGTAGTAGTTCGGGGGAGTTAACATCGTTAGTGTTCTTATAATAGGTATCATGATTGCCCAAGATCAAATCCATATGAATTCCTCTCTTGACTAAAGGGTCAATAAAGTGCTTCCTATTCTCTGCAAGACTGGAGAAGTTGATATACTTCCGTCTGTCAAAGTAATCTCCCAAGTGAATAACTTGTTTGATATCATGTTCATCTAGATATGGGAAGAAAACTTCCTCGTAGAAACGACCTTGATACTTTGCCATTTCTATCATATCCGACCTAACACCTGCGTGGGTGTCATTTAATATAGCGATCTTAATAATCTAGTCCTCTATTGGATTTGGTTCTTCTTCTGAGAAGTTTGTTTCCAAATTGTTCTTTTTGCTTACTGCTCTTTTTGATTTTCGGGGTGCATACTCTACGTGATTCATGTGTTCCTGTAACCATTCGACATTTGTATTCGTGAGCATGGGGTCATGTTGACCATCTATAGTAGAAAACGAATCCATAGTAATACTTGATTCCATGGTTGATTTCTGTTTAATGTAGACTTGTTTCTTTTCCTTTTGTATTCTTCGTAGGAAAGCATAGTAACAAATCTGAGTAACATATGCGAATGCATTGTTGGACTTTTCTGTATTGAAATTCCCGATGTATTGTATGCAGTTTTCGATTGCATCACAAATCATCTCGTCTCTATATGTGTAGTTTATAAAGTTAGGTCTAGTCGATAGTCGAGTAGAAATCTTATATATACACTCACCGATGTACTCTGACATACGAGGCTTTTCGGTTCCGTTTTCTTTCGAAGCTTTAAGGAGTACAACGTATTCTGCAACAGCGATTGTAAAATCTTTGTTGGATACGTAATGGACTGCTTTCTTTGGGTCTTTCTTGATTGCTTTTTTAGTAGTCATACCTCTATTATACGGATAAATTGGGTATTGACAAGGGGGTTTTTAGTGATTATTGAATTTAATTAATTTGAAGTATTTTGAGAAACCCACTTGACTCCTCAGAAATCTATGTTAAAATTAATATGTCCCAAGGGGGAATATACTTATAAGGGATACAGTTGGTGTTACCTTATTCATTCCATTTCCTCTTCCATACCTTTATTTAGGGTAATACTCAAGGAACAATCCTATGCACCAAAATGCAAACAGCATCGTCCCAAAAACTATCCCTTGCAAAATACTTGCAAAAACGATTTGCTTCATTGGATGTATTTCAACGATTCGTTCCATCGCAGCTTCAGAGGGAGAAAGATTTACAATTTGCAGGATTTTCTTTTCTATCATTTTGGAGAATAAAATTAGTGCAAACATAAAGTCTGCACTGGGTTTTAGTTGGTGTTTTAGTATCCCTTGATTGTTGTGATCATCACAAGAAATGGGAGGGCAAACGGAAGAGTCAACAGCACTAGAAATTCGATAGCGTTAACAGCACTTTTCTTAGTCTTTCGACTTGCATTGTTAACTTCTCTAGCTTTTCGTACCATGCTCTTCGCAATCATAGTTGCTGTGGACATGGTTTTCCTTTGGTTATATAAGTTATTTGTATATTTGATTATACACGGATATTTAGACAAACTAAAAGTGCATCATTTGAATCAATGTATTAAAGTTTTATCTCTTGGTGAAGAGAGATCATTTTCAAAATCTTCTTCTTGAAGTCGATCTAATTCATCCAGTTCTTCGTCCGTCATGTTTTCTAACATGTCACCAATTGTTCTTGATAGTACTTCTCTAGTAGGCATTTTGTTAGTCAACGGAATTGTTTCATTTTCTACCATGGTCAACCATCTAGAAGATGCTTCATCGTAAAATGGTATGAACTGTTCATTTAAGTTACTTCTATGCATTACATCTTGTCTTGCAAGGGTAAGGGTTGCATCCCTACTTAAAGGTGCATACGGTATGAATGTTGCAAGAGTTTCCATGGCACCAAGTTTAGTCAATTGACATATCATTGGGAGTGTAATTTCAATCCACTCGTCCATGTCCTTTATCATTCCACAGATTTCAGAACCATTTTTAAGTTTTATAACTTCATATTTCATCATCGGCCTCCTCTTTGTGGTATGACATAATTTCATCACTCACCTTTGTTTCCCATACCCATGGAAAGAACCCATGCACAATAAGAATGAATGCCATTCTCCATGCATGAGCAAGGTGTTTAAAGTATCCCATATGAATGTCGGTTAAGTGCTTCATTTTAAATTGAACTGTCTGATCTCATATGAAAATCCTTCCTCGTTGTATATATTTATACGTTCTTTGAGGTGCTTCAAGGTATAATTGTTACACTGTAGATCATCTGCAATATCAAACAACCGCATAGTTGTCTTTCCTTCTGCCTTTCTGAGACCTCTACCAATGGATTGTAAGTTTCTAATTCTTGATTTAGATGGGGATGCAAATACTACATTGTCTATCTTCTTGATATTCACACCAGTACTGAAAGTACCATATGATGCAAGTATAACATTGTCATTTGCTTTCTCAACAAGGACTCTCACCTCTTCTCGGTCTTTTACATCTGTTCCACCATACACATAGTGTAACTGATCACCCAGCCGTTTCATCATTTTGTTGTGTAGGACGACTCCGTGTTTCTCTACATACTGGAATAACACCAAGGTGTTTCCCTTAAGACTATACACAAGGTTGCATATAAAGTCATTTCTAGCTTTACAACCTACAAGGTAATCCATCTCTTCTACATAAGTAGTTTTCTTCTGTTTAGTATGACGAAGTATGACACAATCTATGTTAAGATTTGCAATTGTCCCCTCGTCCATTAGTTGTTTTGTAGTGATGACTTTCTTTACTGGGCCAAACAAACCTTCCAGTTGGAGTCTATGGACTTCACTTCCGTCCAGTGTACCTGTCGTACCTATTCTTATTGCAGTGTCCTTCATCTTCTCAAGAATACCCTTCAGTACATCTGCTTTAAATAAATGTGCTTCGTCTCCTACAACCATTCCAAATGATTGAAGTACTTCTTTAGGTGCTTTTGCAAATGACTGCCATGTTGTAATGGTAATGTCTGCATCGAAGACTGGTTGTTTAGAATAGATTTTACAGATAGGGTCTTTGTAACCGTACTCTTGAAAATCCTTTGTCATCTGTTCTACAAGGGAAGTAGTAGGAACAATAATAACAGTTTTGGTATTGAACCATCGTACCAACATATAAATGATAAGTGACTTACCACTTGCCGTTGGAGATAAGAGTAGTTGTCTTCCATATTCGATTGCACTTTTGAATGCCTCTAATTGGTAGTCTCTAGGAACCATGGGAATGTTCCATGACTTTAGTTGGTTTTCGAATTCCTTTTCTACTTCAGGTAAGTTTCTAACCTTCTCACCTATTACATCATGTACCCCACGGAATTCGTATCCTCGTTCTCTGCAGAACTCATCAACATATGGGAGTAGACCGATATAAATCTTTCTTGTTTTGATTGAAAATAATCTTACTTTACCATCCCAAAATCCTGAACGGAATGACGGCATGAATTTATGATTAGGAACCATGTATGAAAAGAAATCAAACAGGTCTTTTGCCAGTCCGTCATCGGGACAATTAACTTGCATGAAAACTTCATCAAGCTTCGTTACTGTGACGATGGGCTTAGGCATAGGGGTTCCCAACATACCAAACTACCAAGGATTTTCTACAACCCGATAGTACAGGTGTTACTTGATGGTATAAGAATGATGGAAATACAATTACACTTCCTATCTCTCTGGCAGAGAATGGAACTGTTTGGATACTGTTTTCAATATTGATTGTGTTGTCTGTTTGTTTTAGACGATCAAATTGTCTATGAGGTTCCAACCACTGAAAGTGACCACCCTCATAATCATCTGGCTCTGATAACTGAATAGTCATAGACAACTTTCTATGCATTCCATTTTCATATAGCATTGGCCCTGCATCTGTATGCCATGTATAGAAGTCACCACCCTGTTTCTCTTTGGGTGCATTGTAAATAGTGTACTGGGGATTCTCTTGATAATCAATAGTGTGATTCCATCGTGAA